CCATTAGTAGGTGAGTTAGATACTTCTAACCTTTGTTCAGATACAGCATTATCAGCTATTTGTGTTCCTGTAACGCAATCAGCAGTAAAATTAGCTGTTACAACTGCGTTGTTTGCTAATTCAGTTTGTCCTATAGCATTAGCTGCTATCTTAGCTTGTGTTACTGCGTCATCAACAATTTTTGCTGTTGTTACTGTGTTATCACTAGGTTCGCCTATACCGCCTGACTCTTGATAAAGAATAAAATCAGGAGCCGCCGCTAAATTAGTTGCTGTTTTAAATCTAGATCCATCAACAATAAAACCAGTAATCCCACTTGTGGACGTACCAGAATTAGGCCGTTGAATTACACCGCCGTAACTAACTAATAAAGTATTTGCGGCTGCTGGAGTAATTGCGTTGGTCGTTCCAGAAGTGACAAGCGTAAAATCATTTCCGGGGTAACTAGCTGAGCCATCATTAGCAGCATTCCTAAGAGCTAAATATTTAAAATCTGGTCCACCACCTCCACCACTTACCTTTGCTACCGACCCATCATCTTTTTTAAAAAACAGTTCAGCCGTGTCCGTTCTTATAACGGGTTCACCTACCACCATGTCAGAGGCAGATGGATCGCTACCACTACCTCTTTTCAGCTTAACTGTGTTGGTCATTAGTTATTCCTCAGATGGTTTAGTAAGTACCACCATCAATATCGAAACCAGATACAGAACCATTCTCAAGGAATGTAACCAGATCAGATAAAGCGACTTGAACCATTGTCCCTGCATCGTTCATCACTAAACGATCAGCCGCCGCCAATGTTGTTGAAGTAGCTGAAGTATCACCATCACAACAAGTATTTAATTCTGTTGTTGTTGCGGTAACACCATCGAGGATATTTAATTCTGCGGCTGTACTTGTGACACCATCTAAGATATTTAACTCGGCTGCTGTTGAAGTAACACCATCAAGAATATTTAATTCTGCGGTTGTTGAAGTAACTCCATCAAGGATATTCAACTCGGCAACTGATGAAGTTAAACTTGTCAGCTTCGTTACTGGTAACGTTCCAGTTATTGAACTAGCCGCTAAATCAACAGCAATTTCCGTTGATTCAATAACTAATCCACCATTTGCTTTTAAATCTACAGAAAGAGTATTTCCAGATTTATCTAAACCATTTCCTGCTATAACTTGGCCAGCTCCAGAGAACTGAGCAATCGTTAAGTTGTTAGTTCCTACAACTGCCGAACCTTTGTCAGAAGTACAAACAAAACCATTGTCAGCGTTAACTGTACCCTTTTCAACAAAGGTAAAGAAACCAGCAGCATCTGCACCGGCAGCTAAGTCAGCAGCTCTAGCAGGTGAAGCACTAACGATATAAATACCGTTTTGGCTGGCTGTTGATTGGTCCTTAACAAGAACACGGTCATTCGTTGAAAGAGTTACACCGTCGAGAGTGTCTCCATTATTCAACGCCGTAGAGATTGTAATATTGCCTGTTGTTGCAGCAGTACAAGAATCTTTAACGTCAAGTCCTTGAGAAGTTGCTTCAACAAAACCTTTAGTTGCTGCGTCTTGTGTATTAACAGGATCAGCAAGGTTTGTAATTGTTTGGCTGTTTAAACTAACGGAAGCCGTTGGGGCTGCCATTTGATCGAGCCTATTAACTCTTACTCCTGTATCAAAATCAGATATTTTTGTATGGGCTACAGAAGGAATATCAGCAGCCACTAAAGCTCTTACAGCTAGTGCTGTTGCTGAACCTGTAGTAGGACCAGCGAGGACGTAATTGGCGGTATAAGTTGTGTCCTTATCCCAGAACTTTCCTTTACCTCCAACTGCATTGATCGTTGTAGCTGAACCACCAGCTCCCCCAGTACCTTTACCGTAATAGAGAACTTCAGTACCCTCGGCAAAAGCTAATTCTGCATTTTCGAGGCTGGTAGGAGCTGAACTACCAGTGCTCCTTTTGATTCTTACAGTGTTAGCCATTTGTTAGAAGTTGCCTCCATCTACGAGGGTTAAGGTTGTCCAAGTTGCGTCAGCCTTTAGAGAAGACGATGTACCATCATAATAAACGATAGATTTGTCAACAGCATTAGTAACGTTCACCATTGAGGCATTAGCACCTTGCGGTCCTACTGTTGCAACCGTTATGACGGAAGGATCTCCCTCGTCAACGGTGACTGTGTTTTTATTGGTTGTGATATTTACGGTGGTCATGCTGTATATCCCTCAGACATGTAGATAGTACCCTCTATCCAGTATTCTTTCAGCCCTGATGGATTAGTTAGTTGCACATCATATTTGTATTCGTCAGCCGTAAAGGTAGTTGTCTGAGTATCGGTTACGCTCCAAGTAAAAGCACCTCCAGCAGCACTTGTCACGGAAACAGTTGCATCCGCAGCTTTAGAAGTTCTTCCTGAATCCCAAACTTGTGAGGCTACTGTGTAACCATTCAGATTCACGGCAGCATTACTTGAGTCTTTTAAAGTAACAGAAACACTATGATCCGACCTTCGTTGAATCGTCATGTCATACGTTCCCGGTGCTATTGCCATAAGCTTTTTACCTTTGGCTTCAGTATATCAAGATTAAGTCGGTTTTATAGGCCAAGTTACTTCCTCTGGATTGGAAACTGTTAAAGGTAAATCTCTTAATGCTTGTCTATATTCTTTTCTTGCTTCACTCATCGTTAAATCTGAACTAGCCCACCAATCTGTTTCAGCTAAAAACCGATTACGAAGTTCTCTAAAAGTAATCCATTTCTGATCATGCCCAAGTCCAACTGTATTGGTTGAGGTGAAAGTATTATTTATATAACTATCTCCTACGTTTACAAGATCTTCTGCAACAACAGCGATTGTTCCTTCAGGTGGAGACCATATACTTAAATCTCCATTCCATTCCACGACACTAGTAACTTTCTCATTTTCAATAATTGCGTAACGAGCCATAGGCCTGAAATCCTTTGTTTTAATTTTAGATAATTGGAACCCAATACTAACCCGATCACAAGAACTTCCTACACAATGCCAAAAATAAGGTTTAGTACCTGTGGCAGTAAAACGTCTTACTGTGAGTCCTTTATCATCATAATCAGTAAATATCTTTCCATCTTTGTAATACCTGAAAAAAGATTTTCCTTGTTCAGAAGAATAAGTAATATAAACACGATCAGTAGGCATATCTTGATTCGTGTGCCAACTCATATAGCCAGAATTGGGATAAAAAAATGTGCCACTACAAGCAATATTTAACTCAGGAAATAATTCCTTCATTAACTTTTCTATTTCTTTAGCAGGTTTATCAACTGATACTTTTGAAAGATTACTTTCTCTACCTTTTGCAACTTCATAATCTAGTAAAGAAAAAAGACTTTCTTCAGATAATTTATCTTCCCAATCTGAAACATATTTAGCAACGGATTTTTCTTTTATTTCAGATAAATAAGGTTCAATAATTTCTTCAATTTTCTTAACTGTTAAAGAATCAAAAGGATTACGAATTACCACTGAAAGACCACAGCAAAACCAGCTCCCCCTGAATGACCTGCAGATTGTGAATCACTAAAAGCTTTACCTGCCCCACCATCACCGTAACTATGTCCAGTAAATTCAGCTTCATTTGTCGAGGTATAACCTGAACTGTTCCCAGTTATTCCACCTGTTCCATTCCAGCCTAAAAGATGGTTGCTACAACTACCGCCCGAACCACCTCCAGTGGAATTGCCCGGACCTGCATAACTAGAGCCTCCTCCGCCTCCTGCCGTACAAGTAGAACCTGTACCCGCAGGGTTAACAGAAGAAGATCCGCCTCCACCTCCGTTCCCAGTACCTGCAGATCCAGCAGATCCAACGGTAACACTAGCGTTAGCGCCTAACTCAGTTGAATTATAAAATTTAATCGCTGTTGCACCTGCTCCACCTTGACCTGAAAAAGCATATTCAGGTGGAGCATCATCTGTATTGGATTGTCCTCCTCCACTTGCTCCTCCTCCTCCAATCAAAATAAATAGAAATCCTGATCTGGCTGCTGACGGAGTAAAAGTTGCACTAGATGTAAATGTACTAACTTCTGCACCTAAACCAGCTAAAGCCCAACTTAAAGCACTTCCATCAGTCGTTAAAGTCTTACCACTATTTCCTGATTGACTTGGAAGTAAAGCTGCTATCCCTGCGGCTGCTGTTGTTTGACCTGTCCCACCATTAGCAATATCAGTAACACCTTTAGATTGATAAAGCGTTGAACTCAAAGAACCAACTTCGATCCAAGATGTATTTCCAGCGTTTCTTACTTTTAAAACTGCTGGACTAGAAGAAGTATCAAGCCATTGCATAAAAGCCGCTTTGCAAGACGGCTCACTATTTCCACTGTTTAACGTTTGAAGAGCTTCAAAATTGTCATTAATATCTATCCTTGCCTGTGGAAAGGTGACATTTTCTAAACGTTCTGAATTAGCTCCTCCTGTTGGGTTTGCTTGTGGCATTAGATGGCCCTCCCGAATCCTGTCACGGTATACATAAATGTTGTATTCACATTACTCCCATTATTAAAGGTTGCGGTAAATCCTGTCCGGCTCAGACTAGAAATACTTACATGCAAAGTTGTACTCGAAGAATTTGGAGTGACTTGAAGTTGAGGCGTCTGATAAAAAGGCTTCTCAAAAGTAACGTTATAAACACCTGTCGAAGCTGATGTATTAGCAGCAACAGAAGCACTATCTGTTCTACCTAATAAATCTAAAGTCGAACCAAGATCGCTAATTGTTACTTTTGCATCTGTGTTTGTTGAAGTAATAGAAGCTTTAATTTGCAAT